CAGGGCCTTGCGCTAGCGCTGCTGTTTGTTCGACAGTTAAATTCTTTACTTTAAATCGAAGCATATTTTCAGCTAATGTATTTTTCATTCGTATTCCTTTTAGTTTCTTTTATATAAATATAAGCAAAAAAATAAAAGAAAAATAAAAAATATTTGATTTTCCAAATAAATTTCATATTATATAAAAAAATACTATGATTAGAACGGGATATGCATGTATTAATATGGAGCTTGGACAACAAGGCATCCGTACGGGTCGCTCTTTAATTGATCGCAAGTTCAAACAAGGTGGCTTACAATTGGCATCTGACATTGCGTTAGCAAATGCTCGAGATTTGATAACTATTCTAGAATGGAACGAAGCACATGACATTCGCCTGTTTCGTTTAGGTTCAGAACTATTTCCTCGTTGGAATCATTACGAGTTACATGATTTGCCAGGCATTGCAGAAATTACCACACATCTTCGTGCTGCAGGTGACTATGCAAAATTGCATGGCCATCGCATTACAACACATCCTGGTCCTTTCCATATACTAGGTAGCCCTGATGCTGTAGTTGTTGATAATAGCATTGTTAGCTTAGAAAGACATTCTGAATTATTTGATCTTATGGGCTTTGCTCCTAGCTTCGAAAACAAGATAAATATTCATGTAGGTGCCACTTATAATGATAAGCCCGGTACTATTGCAAGATGGTTGCATAACTGGGATCGTTTATCAGATTCTTGCAAGTCGCGGCTAGTTATTGAAAATGATGACAAGGCCTCCATGTATTCCGTACGTGAACTTTATGAGATGCTTTATCAAGAAATTGCAATTCCCGTTACATTTGACTATTGGCATCATACTTTTAATACTGGTGACTTATCCGAACGTGAAGCCTTCTTTTTAGCACGAGAGACTTGGGATCGGCATCATGTAACCCAATGTACCCATTATTCAGAATCACGCCGTAGAGAGTCCCAAACCCTTATAGAACGCATGTTTACACATCATGGCATTTCCATGGAAGATTTGCCAAAGTGGCCAACCTTTCAAAAACAATACAAAGAATTTACAAAAATACGTGAGGCAGCACATGCAGATTATATTTTAACTACGCCGAACACATATGGTGTTGATTCATTGGATATTATGGTTGAAGCCAAAGCAAAAGAGCAGGCACTATTAAATATCAATGTTGAGTGTTGCAAAAAATCACCAATAATTTTAATATAATATATTTATAATAAATAAAGAAAGGTTACATATGAAAAACAAAAACAAAATTACTGATGACATTGAAGATGCAAGAAACATCATTCAAATGGTAGGCAAAGCACTTAAAGAAGGCACAACCGACAAAAATTCAGCACTAGACAATTTAGCACGTGCAATGACAAAATTAGATTCAGCTCGTTATCATTTAGATAGAGAATAATCAAAAAACATTGTTATGACAAACTCCAAAAGTACTCCTCCACCAAAAGGATATAAAAAATTACAATGCAAATATTGCAACAATGTGTCAACCCGGGTTGATGCAAAGGCTACAGCAATTACATGTTGGGAATGCACATCCAAGCTAGTTAATGGCCAGGTATTGGAAATTAGAAAATAATTCATTATATTATTAGTAAAACTAATTTATGTTAACAGCAGAAAAAATTAAATCTAATTGGGAAGATTATCGCAATAGTGTAAATACATTGTTTCCGTCTCGTAAAGATGCATTAAATAAAATGTATGATGAATTAGAAGACCGCATGGTATTTATGCCAGCGTCTTCCATGGAACATTTTCATAATGCATTTGCCGGAGGCTATGTTGACCATGTACTTCGAGTTATGGATTGTGTTGAAACTTTGCATGAAGCTTGGGCAGGTATGGGTGCTAATATGGCAGGCTATACGGTTGAAGAAATGATGTTTGCAGCAATGCATCATGATTTAGGCAAAGCAGGATTTCCAGGTAACGGCAATGAAGTATATCAAACAGAAACTTCAGATTGGCATCGAAAGAATCAAGGAAAGCTTTACAAAACAAATGCAGCAATTCCATTTGCAATGGTACCAGACCTGTCAGTTTGGTTGTTGCAGGAATATGATGTTAAACTGTCGTGGACAGAATATCAAGCAATCAAGATTCATGATGGAATGTATGATGAAGCAAATAAACCATATTTTGTTTCTAGATCACCACAATCAAAACTAAAAACAAATTTACCAATCATATTGCATCATGCAGATCATATGGCATCTACAATTGAATATGAACGTTGGAAACGATTTAAAGATGGTACACCTACTCCAGTTGTTGAAAAATCAAAAATTACAAAAAGTAATGGGTTGAAAAATTTAGCAGAATCAAACCCAAATGTAGGACAAACATTAACTGACATATCAAATATATTTAATTCATTTAACACCTCTGATTCATTATGATATTTTTATCAATTTTATCTGTATTATTATTTGCTGCAATAGTATATTGTGGTTATAGGGCTTATTATTTAGCCGGAATGTTAGCAGAAGCACAAGAATATATTGAAGAATTAGAAATGACTAATGAATACATGTATAGCCGAATTTCACAATCATATGATGTAATGCAAGAAATAGACCGGTTAGGTGCATTTGAAGCAGAAGATGAGGCAGGGACTACATTCCAAATGTTAAAAGAAACAATCACCGAACTAAAAGACGTATTTAATGACAAGACAGAAGAAAAAAAGTAATGTTTACTTTACCAAAATAACAGACCTTGCTATATCGGCTTATAATCGAAGTGATAGTAGTCAAATTTTACGAGAAAAGATTTATAGAAGATTTATATATCCTGCGTTCATGAAGATGGCAGAAAATCTTATTAATAAAGTTAAACCAACTTATATTGATTCAACGTTTGTAGATCTGCAAACAGATTTAGTTACTTATCTAACCGAGCGATTAAGCAAGTTTAATCCTAATTCGGGTAAAGCATATTCTTATTATACTAGAACATCATTTAATTATTTAATTGCTGAGAATCAAAAAGCTTATAGTAAATTGAAATCAAATGCATTAGAAATAAATGTAGATGATCAGCGAAATATCATTACAGAAATGCATAATGATGATATGCGTGAAACATTGAAATATTTTATGGATGCATATATTGATTATTGTTATGAAAATTTAAATTATATTTTTAATAGCTCCGTAGATATTCATGTAGCTGACTCAGTTTTACATATTTTTGAAGAACGAGAAAATATTGAAGATTTCAATAAAAAAGCACTTTATATTTTTATTCGAGAACGTACGGGATTAGAAACAAATAATATCACTCGAGTAATTAAAACATTAAAACAAATATACACTGACAAGTTTCGCGAGTATGAACAACAAAACTTCGTAAAATTGCCTTTTTGATATTTATATTAAAGGATTTTACGATATGGACAAGAATGATGAATTATTCAAAGGAACTACCTTTGCAGACTTGATGTCCGATGTTTATCACAATTCTAAAAAAAAAGATAGACAAATTAATCAATTGATAGCACAATTGCAACCGTTGATTCGCAATGCATCTGATGCTACTGTTATAGTTCCACTAATCAAAGAATATTTAGACGTTGCAGTTAAGAATGATGATCACCTTGTTAAATTAACTGCAATCGTACAAAGATTTATATCAACCAAACAAACTATTGCTGGAGCTGATGGTCTTTTAAGTGATGAAGAAAAACAGCAACTAATGAAACTTGCTGAAAAAACTTTATCGGCTGAATTGGAAGATGAACTAGAATCTATAACCTCTGAAGATACTGCATTAAACGAACGTATTTCAATGGTTAAAAGCAAAATAGAAAAGGACATCGATGGATAATGTTCAATTTCATATTGCAGAAGTTATTGCCGATCCGCATTCAACTACATATGAATATGATACCCGGAACAATTATGAAATTACTGTAAGCACATATACTGATTTTTATAATCGTCAGGAACTTCAAGTAATTCCATTTAATAATAACATCAAACAAATTCCGCTAGTAGGCGAGCATGTATTAATTGTACAAGGTTTTTCTGCGGAAAATAAAGCAGACACAATATATACGCAATGGTATTATTTAGCATCGTTTTCTTTAAATTCAAATGTTAATGCTAATCTATTACCAGGAATTTCGCCATCAAATATTCAATATGTACCTAAAACTAGTTTCAGAGAAAAAGAAATATCATTGCTTCAGGCATATGAAGGTGATACATTAATAGAAGGCCGATTTTCAAATAGTATCAGACTTAGCAGCACAATTAAAGGAGGTGTGTATTCAACACAACCAAGTTGGCGCGGAACACAATCGGGTGATCCTATTATAATATTGTCTAATGGTAAATCATATAAAAAAGATTCATATGTAGTAGAAAACATTGTTAATGATGATTCATCAATCTGGTTAACAAGTACACAAAAATTAAATAATTTTGTTTTAAACAATAAATTGCATTTAGGAGAATCTGAATCGTCGTTTATTAAGTCACAATTGATTGGAACAGCAGATCGAATTATTTTAAAAGCTAAGACTGATTTAATTGTATTAGATTCACAAAAAGGTTTAGAACTTTTAGCACCTAAAATAAAAATAGGCACCGGGCCATATGAGCCAATATTACAATCAACAGCTACAATTAAATTGTTAAGAAAAATTATAGAAGTTATTCAAACCGGATTTGTCGATTCTACAGGCGCAATTAGTACTCCAATCAACCAATCATTACAAACAATTGATTTATCTAAATTAACAAGTAAAACAATTGACATAGATCAATGGAGAAACGTATAACATGGCAATAGGAACACAAATACCATCACAAATAGTTCAACGGATAATTTTATTACTATCTAAACAAATTGATGCAATATCAAATTTAGCTGAAAAAACTTCTACAGACTGTCTGAATTTAGCTCATAATGTTAAATGTAGTGATCCAAATGTTAAACAAATAAAAGGTCAATTAGCAGATTTACAACGTTTAATTGATCAATTAAACATCATAATTAATCGTACGTCTGATATTATTAGTATTATTAATACAGTTGCAACGACTGCTTCTGTTTTAAAAATAATACAATTAGCAATACCTTCAGTGCCAGGAGTTCCTACCGGGCCTATTACTGAATTAATTAATATTTTTACAAAACTTATTGATAATGCTAAATCTAGTATTAATAGTTTAAAAGGAATACTAGCCAATATAAAATCACAATTTAATAGAATAAATTCATTAATTGCTAATTCTATAAATACTATTGGAAGTATTTGTAATAATGAATCATTTACTGTTACCTCGGAAGTTGCTAGTATCATTAATAATGCTAGTAGCATAATCGGCAATGATGCTAGCATCATTAATGATCAATATCCTACTGAATTTTATACTAATATAAATGTATCTGATGATGATATTAATTTACGATTTAATACAATTTCAGAATTATTAG